AGAGTATTGGAGAAAAACACCGATAAACAAAGAGATTGCCAAGTTATCAGATGGCAGAGTTATTGACCTGGATGAAGATGGCAAAGCGCTTAATGAACTAGCTGGTCAAGGTATTACAGTTTTACAAAAGCGAACAGTTAAGAGTCATAAAGTCGAGATGATTTTATTGGACGGCGGCGGAATGCTAGAAAAGCCTCAAGCGTGGGCGGGTAAGTATATACCGCTAATTCCTGTATATGGCCGCCAGTCGTTTATCGAAGGCCAAGAATACACTAGAGGCGTTGTAAGGTTTGCTAAAGATGCTAACAGGATTTACAACTACACAACCTCGGCAGCAATTGAAACGGCAGCATTGACACCTAAAGACCCTATTTGGTTAACCGCTAAACAGGCAGAAGGCCATATACCACAGCTCAAGAACTTCAATACTCAAAACAGCCCATTCATGCTATACAATGCGGACCCTCAAGCGCCAGGCGCACCGCAAAGAGGTGGAGCGCCAGCAGTACAAAGCGCATTTATACAGCAGATACAGCAAGCAAGTATGGATTTATACCACGTAACTGGTATGCAGCCACCTTCAATCGGTGCTAACCCTGAGTTGAAGTCAGGTAAAGCTATACAGGCGCAAGAGCGTCAAGGTGACAGAGGATCATTTGTATTCTCTGATAATCTAGCTAAATCAATTGAGTACTGTGCGGAAATACTAATTGACCTACTGCCTAGAATTTATGACACACCAAGGCAATCACGAATCATGGCGCAAGATGGCGAAACAGAAACGGTTGAAATCAATCAGACTGTATTTGATCAAGAGTCACAACAGGACATTATTGTAAATGATCTAAGTCAAGGCAAGTATGATGTAGTAGCAGAAACAGGACCAGCATTTGCAACACAGCGTCAAGAGTCTGCAGAGCAAATAATTAGTTTGATTAGTCAGTCGCCATTGTTTGAGGGAATAGCAATGGATCTAGTTGCTAAAGACTTGCCTATACTTGAAAGCAAAGAGCTAACGAAACGAGTCAGAAAACTTTACATTCAACAGGGAACAGTCGAGCCAACAGAGGAAGAAATCAAAGAGTTAGGTTTGGATCAGCCGCAAGAACCTAACCCACAACAGGAAGCGATTACAACTAACATTGAAATGCAGACCGAAAAACTTATTAGTGATATTGAATCGCAAGATGCTAAAACACTTCAAACTACTGTTGATACTCAAAACTCTACTATTAAAGCTTACAAAGATTACATAGACGCTTTGAAAACCAAGATTGAGTCTAATATTCCATTAACACTGGATGATAGAAATATCATGTTAAAACAGCAGGATATTATCGAAGAGGCCCAACAACAGATAGATAATGCTCCAAACAAAGAGCAAGCGGCCAGTATGGTTCAAGAAGGCTTGACCCAGCAAGTAGGCGAAGAGTCAGAAGGTGCTAGACGCTTAACGGTTGAACAGCCCAGCACATCAGCAGGACAAGACATAGTTTCATGATAGTTTTAAACTATCGTAATGTGATATATAATAGATTTTAGTAAAGCCCCGTGGCGCTTAGCCATCGTTAAAAAAGGAAATAGAAATGCCAGAAGCTGCACTTAGTGACGACCCGAACATGCCACCATTAGACGATGTTTTATCTGATGACGTAGTGGAGGAAGTCAAAACGGAATCAGCCCCCGTTGAAGCGGACGAGACACCCGCAGAGCCCGGCCCGGAAGAAATGACGGAACGAGCACAGAATCGTTTCAATAAAATAACGGCGGAAAAATACGCAGAGAAACAACGAGCGGACGAACTTCAGCGAAAGCTAGACGAACGGCAAGCGCAGCCAGAGACGGCAAGCGGTGCTCCAAAGCTAGAGGACTTTGATTATGATGAAGCGCTATATAGTGCAGCATCAATAAAACATCAAGTAGCTGAAGCGGTAAAGGCGGAAAGAACAGCTTTACAGACAGAAGCAAGCCAGGCAACAGCAGCGGAAGCACAACGCGCTTTCAACGATAGGATCACTGCTATGAATAAGCCAGACTTTGCAGAAGTTGCGGGAGCGGTTCCTAACTTACCGAATGGTGTAGCGGATGCGTTAGTGCAATCTGAGAACGGGGCAGAGTTGATTTATCACCTCGGCACTCACTTAGACCAAGCTGACAAATTGGCTAATATGTCACCAAGTCAAGCTATTATGGAGCTCGGTAAGATCTCAGCAAATTTAACAGCCAAACCTAATATTAAATTAAGTGCAGCACCAGAACCTATTGCCCCAATATCATCAGGCGGCGCTCTCAATAAAGATGTAGGAGAGATGTCGATGGAAGAGATATATGGACTTTAGTAATGGTCTAAGGAGAATGCCAAATGGCTAATAATTTCAAGAATACCAGTCTTGTAACAAAGATTGCAGTAAAAGAGTTTTTAAACGCACTAGTGATGGGTCAGAAAGTTGATCGTCAATTAGATTCACAGTTTCGTAAAGTAGGCGCGTCTATTGATGTACGCCGACCAGTAATGTTTGAAGCAAGTTCAGGCGCTACGCTTGGAACTGCCACAGACATTGAAGAAAGAGCAGCTACAGTTACTCTTGATCAGCGTCAAAAAGTACATTTCGAAATCACTTCTCAAGATATGACTTTGAAAGTTGAAGACATGACAGAGCGCTTTATTCGTCCAGCGATGGAAGAACTAGCGCAGAAAGTAGAAGTTGATTTAGCTGGTGTTTATACAAATATCGGTAACTTCTCAGGTACTCCAGGCACTACACCAACTACTTTTTTATCAGTAGCTGCTAACGGCGCTGTATTAAGTAAGTTAGGCGTACCAATGAAAGATCGATGCTTGTTTGTTAATGCAGACGCAGCGGTTGCACTGGCTGACGGTCTTAAGACTGTATTCCCTGATTCGATTGCACGTAAAGCAATCGAAGAAGCTTCAGTTGGTCGTTATGGTCGTTATGACATTTTTGAATCTAACAGTTTAGCAACTCACACTGTTGGTGCTCATGGTGGCACGCCACTTATTAACGGCGCTTCACAGAGTGTAACTTATGCAGCTTCAGGCGATGCTTGGACTCAATCACTAGTTACTGATGGTTGGACTAACTCAATTACTGATGTGTTGTTAGCGGGTGATGTAATCACTATCGCAGGCGTTAACTCAGTTAACCGTAAAACTCGCGTAGATACTGGAGACCTTCAAACGTTTACAGTAACTGCTGATGCTACATCAGGCGCTTCTACAGGCCCGGCAACGTTAACTATTTCACCACCTATGATTATTAGTGGCCCGTACCAAACAGTTACAGCAGCACCAGCAGACGGTGCGGTTATTGTTGTTAAAACTGGTGCAGGTGGCGCAAGTCATAAGCAGAATCTAGCCTTTCACCCTAATGCAATTACATTAGCAATGGCTCCGTTAGATTTACCAAGTGAAGGCGCTTCAGCTAGTCGTGAAAGCTTTGATAACATTTCTATACGAACTGTTACTCAATATGCAATCGGCACTGACACTACAACTTATCGTTTCGATATCTTGTACGGTGTTAAGGCTCAAAACCCTGACTTCGCGGTCAGAACTACTTCATAGTAATATAGAATTGGCTCACTCTGTAATGGGGTGAGTCTTTTTTAAGGAGTAACCAATGTCTAAAGATTTCAAAACATGGGTTTATCATATAGAGCATAAGGCTAAAATCGTTATGTCTAGTGAAGTTGAGAAACTTGCTAAACATGGATGGTGCGATAGCCCTGCTAAATGTGTAGCCAAACCTAAGAAAGCCAAAAAGGCCAAGAAATGAGAGCTTATATCTACCACGAATCAAAAGCGCCTATGATCGTAAATGTCGAAGATATAGACAAGCACGAAGGCTGGGAAGATTCACCACTATCATTTATTAAGACTACGGATTTCGGCGTTAACCCTAAAGATCCAGTTAAAGTTCAATGCTTAGGCGAAACAATCGAAGGTGTTAAAGACTGTTGTAACGGTCTATTAAATCTCGACCTAATGAATATAAAAGA